CCTGGGGACAATTCACACAGTCGGGCCAGATGTAGCGATCCAACTTAGGATGGCTACACCCCTGGTCCTCCCGCAAGGGATTACTCCCCCATTCCCAACTTACGTTGAGGAATACCTCCCCAGCTTGATGTTGACGGCATGAGGACGTCCAGCACGCTCCAAATGTCTCTCATCAGCCGATGGGCTTTCGCCCGGCTTCAGAAAGTATTTGAGCAAGGCGCCCATCCCCTCGAGATGATCTCGAGGAAGACGAGCCGTGATCCTGTAGCCCTTGACAAGGGGCCGTTGGAGCACGCTGCAGAGCGAATCGGTTTGGTATCCCAATACGCTCTCGCGACCCAGCACCATGGACGATGGGAGAACCATCGGGAAGTGATGAATCACCGACCGAATTCTCCCGTCCAACCATTTGCAGGTTCGCCAGTAACCAGCCCAATAAAGCTGATTACGCAGCGAGACCAATGAAATGATCTCGGTAGCATGCTGCCGTTGTTCAGGGAAGACCTGACGGACACGAACGATACTAACGTCCTGTCCATCATAGTAGTCCCTGCCACAAGACTCACGGAACTTACCGCTCCAATAAGACTTGCGCGCGTTAACTCGAGCCCCAAAGGACTCGAGAACACGTACAACGGATAGCACAAAGTTTACGGGGACGATAATATCATCACCGTAAACACGCACCTGCTCCTTGAGTTGTTTTACAACTCGTGGAGAAAGAGGGGCGTTAAGCTCTCGCTCAATCCCAATGAAGATAAGGGTCAAAAAGACCATTGCCTCCACGGGAAAAGTGAGAGCCGAACCCATAGACGCAAACTTGGCTAGGTCAATGACCTCACCAAGTATAACGGCCTTCCGTGAGCGGCATGCATCCACGGCCTGATGCAAATCAGGCCAAGGCGCAAAAAGCTCACGTACGAGCCGATTCGAGACACGATCGGAAGCATCGCTCAAATCGAGCGTTGCTAGGGTTCCATGAAGGGACCCAATTCGAGCCATCTCCTGATTAGGAGTTTGGTTATCGAACCCGAGCATGATCCGCAGATTGTCATCTCTGCGGAGAGCATGCAAGATCACTGGATAAAGAGCTTGTTGCACATACTGCATGCAAGTCGGCTCCTTAGCAATGATCCTTGGTGTCTTGAGCGTTTTAGGAACGGGAATTACCGTAACCGGTAACTCTCGACCGGGTTCAAGGAAGTCAATCTCGGCCAGTTCCTTCTCAAATGAAGGATTAGCCAAGAGCATCTCCTCTACAGGAAATACTCTCTCGAGACGAATAGTCCAAGTACGCTGATTATACTTCTTGTTTCCAAGAAGCATGTCAGCAGTACTACCTGGACCATGCTTTGGGAAGACCTCCCTATTGGCGACCTTACGGCCAGCAATAGTAAGAGACTTTCCAAAAAGCAACGCAGATACACGGCGAAAATCCTGGATGTCTCCAGGCTTAAGCTCACGATCTGCGTTTCTGACTTCCTTTTCACACTCGATGTATCCGCGTAAGGCCTTCGTAACCCTTGCATCACTGCAGGGGATCAGAAGCTTACCAAACATCAACGTAAGTTGACGGATAGCAAGTATTGCATCCACACAGGGATCATCGAGTAACGCCCCGCTACTACGGTCGAACACGCGATCGAGGAAACCTCCGAGAAATCGGGGGAGACCTCTCTTCCACCGGAAACCGGTGAAGAGACGACGATCGACGCGACCTTGGTCAAGAGCTTCTAAGAAGTCCTTGCCAAAGTCAGGAAGGGTTATCGTGAGAAATGATAATCCCTCGTGGTCGAGCCGAAACGCGACTGTTTTACAGTCGCGGGTGGCGCTAGTGCAACATCTGATAGCAGATTCTTCTGCTATCTCCTTCCAGAGCAACATTAGGCTTTTCAGAAGCCCTCCTTAAATAGAGGTAAACTTCTCCTTAGCCTATGCTGGGATGTTTGCATGGGTTTCTAGTGCCAAATTAATGGCACTGTTTAAGAAACTCATCCAAGACGAAGTAGATGGAGTTGATCGTAGTGACAATCACTGCCACTGCTCTCTTCCCGACAGCACCTTTTCTGATGCTATCGGTACTCCGACGACCGTACCTCTCGGTACGGCGTCCCATGCTCTTACGAGCGATGGTCTACCCCTGTCTAACTCTCACCGCCAAGCAACTTGACGATGAGGGCGTCGCTGCTGAGCCG